ATCGCTATTTTGTTAGCTGAAATATTGAATTTTCAAGGAACAAGTCCCATTTGGGGTATGGGAAGTCTTAGTAAACTAATCTACAGAGGACATGAGTTTGTAGAGAGATGGGAAAAAGATGTTGTATTGATGTGCAAAGGAGATACAATCTCAAAACAAGTAAATAATACGTTCGATAACCTGAGTGTAAAAGAATTGGAAACCATAGAAAACTTAGGTTTTTATACAGATTTTGATTTGGAAGAAAAAATAAGTGAGCTGTCGGATTATGAGGCGTTATATGACGCCGAAGGTGGCAGCAGTAAGGAGAAAAGATGAAACCACAACACGCAGCAATAAAAATGGCGATTATAGAATACATACAAAAACATGGCTATCCACCAACAGTACGCGAGATAGCTAAGATGACAGGATATAAGTCAGTATCAAGTGTACAAGGACATTTGGTAAAGATGTTCGAGCTTGGTATTTTGGAGACAGACGAAAAACTGGGCGCATCAAGAGCAATAAGGGTTCCGGGATACAAATTCGAAATGAGGTGATAGAGTGATAGCATTAATTCAATTTTTATTATTAATATTTTGGGTATTAGACATAACGAATATGCCATTCATGGAGATGTTTGACACAACATATCCGATGAATGAGGTGTTTTGGCTGTTGATTTGGATTTTTGTATTGGGATTTGAAGTTAAAACAAAAAAGAATGATGGAGGATTGAGTATGAGCAGATTAACAAGAAAAGAAACAATAATTATAAGAGGAAATGAGACCGCAGCTTGTAATTATAAAAATAATGAGTGTAATGACTCGTGCAGATATGGAATTTGCAAATGGCAAGAAAAAGCAAATATGGAGTTGAAAAAGTATGAAGACACCGGATTAACGCCGGAGCAGGTGCAGCAGTTGAAGGAACGGGATACAGCGAAGAAACCGATTAAAACAACAGAAGAAACAGGAATTAGATACACAGATTCATATCGTTGTCCGAATTGCGGTGGAAACTTTACGGGAACGGGAATTGCAGATTTTTGTTACCACTGTGGACAGAGATTAGATTGGAGTGAGTAGAGATGCGAGAAATACTTTTTAAAGCAAAGACAACTAAAAAACATAATAGCAACCACTCATTTGACAATATTTGGGTCGAAGGAGATTTAATAAAGAGTGATGGAAAGTATTATATCCATCCGGTAAGCAATATAATTAACGTCATTGGAGAACTCGGAAAAATAATTGTTATGCACGAAGTAGACCAGGACACCATCTGCCAGTACACAGGACTTACCGACAAGAACGGTAAACGGATTTGGGAGAATGATATTGTTGAATGCAATAAACGAAAAGAAGAATGCGAATTATATAAAATCGTTTGGAGAAATGAGTATGCTGATTTTGGGGTTGTACCTATAAGCAATACATGCACAGGACAATATCCAATAGGGTTTAGCTACGGAAAAACATTACACGGGAGAGATTATAAATCAGTTGGCAATATTTTTGATAATCCGGAGCTGTTGGAGGTGGAGTAAATGGCGAAGTACAGAAAGAAACCAGTGGTAATAGATGCGTACCATCTTAAAGATTTGAGCTATAAAACAGTAAAAGAATGTCTTGGATTTATGGGACAGCAAGTAAAAACATATAGAGGGATCGGAATAGAACAGCCTTTTGATAAGTATATGCAAATCGTATGGAAAAACAATGGTGTTAAAATCGAAACACTTGAAGGAACAATGATTGCAAAGGCTGGAGATTACATTATCCGTGGTGTAAATGGAGAATTATATCCATGCAAGCCGGATATTTTCGAGAAGACATATGAGGAGGTGCAGTGATGGCTGAAAGAGAAAAGAGCAATCTGATGAACGTACTAGAGAAGATTTTGGAAGAGATTAAGGAACTAAAGCGAAAGCAAAATAATCAGAATCAAGATTATAGAACAGGATATTTTAGTGCTTTGTCTACGGTGGAGAGAATCATCTGCTCACGCATGGATGAAGTTAGGGATATGCATGGAAAAAGGCTGATTGATGCGGATTTGCTTATGAGAAAATGCGAGAAATGGTTAAAACCGAAAGCACCAGACGAAGATGAAATTGTTTCGTTGGCAGATATTGCGGTGTCCATGATTATGGAAATAGAAGAACAGCCGACAGTATATGTGAATGATGGTTGGATTCCGGTAGAAGAGAGGTTGCCGGAAGAAACTACAGGAAAATACTATCCTGAAATGATTGTAACAACATCATACGGAGCTGTTACATGGGGGTTTTACAGAGTTATGGATAAGCAATGGTATATTTACAGCAATATTCATAATGAGTTTGTAAAAGCTGGAGATAAAGAGATTGTCGCCTGGCAGCCACTTCCGGAACCGTACAAGCCTAAGAAAGATATAGCGGCATCGGGCAAGGAACATATTATGAGCAGATTTATGAAAGTGGAGTAGGAGGATTGAAAAAGTGGACGAGTTAATAGTTGATTGCTTCGCTGGTGGAGGTGGCGCGAGTGTAGGAATAGAGATGGCGCTTGGAAGACAAGTAGACATTGCGATTAATCACGATCCGGATGCGATTTTGATGCACAAGACCAACCATCCGAATACGCTACATCTCACAGAAGATATTTTTAAGGTTGACTTGAAAAAATATGTACAGGGCAAACGAGTAGCTCTGATGTGGGCGAGTCCGGATTGCACAAGTCACAGTAAGGCGAAGGGAGGGAAACCGAGAGAAAGAGGATTGAGGATTCTCCCCTGGGCGGTATATAAGCATGCAAAGGCGATACTTCCAGAAATTATAATTATGGAGAATGTGGAAGAGATTCAACAGTGGGGACCTTTGGATGAAAACGGACATCCGATTAAGGAACGAAGAGGGGAAGATTATAAGAAGTTCATTACAGCTATGAAAAGTCTTGGATACATCTTTGATAGTAGAGAATTGGTTGCTGCGGATTATGGTGCACCTACAACAAGAAAAAGATGGTATGCGGTCTTTAGGAGAGACGGGAAAAAGATTATGTGGCCGGAACAGACACACAGTAAAGGTGGAGAAAACGGATTGGAACCTTGGGAGCCTATTTGGAAGTATCTTGATTTACAGGACTTTGGAAAGAAGCGTTACAAAGAATTTGCAGATTTCCCAAAGTATAAGCAATTGTATATAAATGCATTTGACAGAATGTTGGAAGAGCGGGAAAAACGGGGAAAAGAGCACAAATGGGAGACGGGCGAAGAGGTATTCCTTTGGTGGATGGAGGATGAAAACATACCAGGGCAGATGAGCATAGAAGACTTTTTATAGAGGACAGCGGAGCACGGTCTTAAGTGCCGTTGCCCCGACCTCAATATTTGTTCCTCTACTATATATACACATAAACACTGGAAAACTAACGCCATTTTGCGAAAAAAAATAAAAAATTTAAAGAAGGTGATAATTTGTACTTTTTACAAACATTAGATTTCGTAGCGAGTGCTCTTACTGTCATAAGTGGATTTGTGGCAGCAGGCTACATAATTGCAAAAGGAGCAAGGATAATTTACAAGGAGATCAGATATGAAGAGAAAACACACCAGTGACGAACGAAAGATTGAACGAAACAGTCATTATGCTGAGATGGAAACAAACAAGCCTCCTGACGAGGCAAGTGCTGCATTTCATCGTCAGGCATATCAAAGCATCTAGGTAATGGACTATATCAGAAAAATACATAAGGGAGGTGGTGCCGGTGGAAATGACAAAAGAACGGTTAGCATCGTACAGGAGCAACCGACAAGAGATCGCAGAGCTGGACTGGATGCTGAATAACCGATGGAAGAGCGAAAGCATGATAGGGAATGATGTTGTATTTGATTACAGTAAAGGTTATCCAATGCCACAATCAGTCGTAGGGTTTGATCAGAAGAAGTATGAGAGACTGCAGAACCGAGACTTGAAAAGAAAGACATATTTGGAAAAGGAAAATGAGGAGATTGAGGATTTTGTAGGGAAGATTCAAAATAGTTTGATAAGAAGAATATTCAATCATTACTTCATAAATGGGGAAAAACCGGTGAAGCAGAGCGAGGTGGCAAAAAAAGTACATTTGGATCAAAGCTGTGTGAGTAGAAAAATTGATGAATATTTGAAAAACGCATAGCACGCATACGAAACATATTTATAATAACAATAGAGCCAATAGGCGAACAGCAATCGGCTCGGAGAATCGGTTGATTTCTCCTGACAAAATTCTTCTTGTATATCCATAAAGGCGCCTTGCAGATTGTGAGGTGTCTTTTTGTATTGATGAGTAGCTATAGAAATTTAGTTTTTTAGTTGGATTGACAACTGGATAAAATAAGTGTATATTAATTAAACAAAGTGTTGACAAATTAAACCGATGTGATATAATTACTGGTGTAAAAGGTAAAAAGGAGAAACACGCGGAGGAAAGAACTATGATAACAAGGTTTGGAAAGCTATTGAGAAAGATAAGGATTGACAATGATCAGATATTGAAAGATATGGCTAACGAACTTAATGTTACAGTGGCGTATCTTTCAGCGGTAGAGAATGGAAAAAGGCAAGTTCCAGACTCTTGGCTTTCGACATTGATTCAAAGCTATGATTTGAGTGATGACGAAGCGCTGGAATTACAAAGGGCAGCTTATGAAAATAAGGATAATGTAAAAATTAATCTTCAAAATTCAAGCTGTGCTGAAGTAGACTTGGCATTATCATTTGCAAGAAAATTTAAAAATCTTACTGATGAAGATATGAGAAGTCTACGAAAGATACTTGACAAAAAATAGGAGGCGTAAATGACAAAATGCATTGCGGAGCCATTGTCTAGAAGAGATATTAGGGGGATGGCGAGACTTATCAGAAAAATTGATGGAAGTTTAAACACACCTTATTTTGATATTGTTAGGTTTTTGGAAATTAAATTACCAAAGATTGATTCAGGTTTCCATTTTGTGGTAGATACAATTGAAGAAATGGGTGAGTGTCATGGATTAACATATCCGGACAGAAACGAAATACACATTAGAGAAGATGTATACAATAGGGCTGTGGCAAGGAGTGGAAGAGATCGATTGACGATGGCACATGAACTTTTTCATTTATTGCAACATGAACGCAGAAACATAAGTTTTGCAAGAACTGGTAGCGGAGAAGTAGAAATATTCAGAGATCCGGAGTGGCAAGCAGATGCATTTGGCGGTGAATTATTAATGCCGTATTACTTAATAAGGGGAATGGAAGCGAATGAGGTATGCAAGCATTGCGGAGTTTCGATGAAAGCTGCCTCGTATCAGCTGAAAAAGGTATAAAGAGTTTTTACTCATTTATATACAAAAAAAACCAAGCACACAAGATGCTTGGCCACTAGTTGAAAAGTATTTCTACAGTTCAACAGGTGTATAATTTTTTCTAGACAATTGAATTATATCACTGTAGTTATACTTTCGCAAGTGGAAATTGCGAAAGGAGTGGTTATATATGTATATTTTTCGTACATGGATTACTACAAGAGATGGTGAGAAAATTTATGCCAAATCTTATGGTAAGAAAGCCTTCAGAATTTGGATAGGTCCAGGTCCTGAACCGACTAAAAAAGGTAACTAATTGTATAAAGAAGCATATTTACCTGTTGGATATGTTTCTTCCGTAGACAGAAAGGAAGAAAAAATATGGCTAAAACAAAATCAAGTGTAAGAGGAAATCAAACAAAGAAAATTGTACCTGTTAAGGGGTATACGAAAAGTAACGGAGTGCGTGTAAGAGGATATAGACGTTCCACTCCGGACTAACAGTTTGAATAATTAAAATAAAGAGCACCCTCTGGGGTGCTTTTCTAATACCAAAATACGGATACATAGCTCAGTTGGTCAGAGCAGCCGCCTCATAAGTGGAAGGTCGCAGGTTCAAGTCCTGTTGTATCCAGAGATAGAAAATTAAAAAACAAACACGAATGAGAGGTGGTGAGGCTTGGCGAGACCGAGAAGTCCAAATAGAGATAAGGCGAAAGAACTATGGGTTGAAAGTGGAAGAACACGCCTTCTTAAAGACATTGCGGAAGAATTAAACGTGTCGGAAGAACAAGTCAGAAAATGGAAAAATCAAGATAGATGGGATAAAGTAACGTTACCAAATGATAATAGTAACGTTACTAAACAAAAAGGTGGTCAACTAGGAAATAAAAATGCAGCAGGGAACAAAGGAGGAGCACCACCGAGACACAACAAAAATGCGTTAAAAACAGGAGAGTTTGAAACTCTCTTTTTTGATACATTAAATCAAGAGGAGAAAGAACTATTAGAGGTAATACCGCAGGATAAAGAACAGCTTTTACTACAGGAAATACAGCTCTTAACAGTCCGAGAACACAGAATGTTGAAACGGATTCAATTATTGAAAGAAACGGAATGCGAGAAATATACGAGTGGAGATGTGAAGATACCAACAGGAATGATGGTAACGAGGTATGCAGCAGGACATGAAAGAGGGGAATGGACTGATCTGAAAGAATACGAAGGGATTTTATCACAGGTACAAACAATAGAAGATGCCCTCACGAGAGTCCAAGCGCGAAAGCAAAAAGCAATTGATTCTTTACACAAATTTGGATATGACGATGCACATCTGGAACTGGAAACAATGAAATTCGAGTTAGAGTTATTGAAACAAAATGGACAGTCTGATGTTAAGGAAGATGATGGATTTATAGAAGCGATGAATAAAACTGTGGAAGATGTTTGGAGTGATGATGATGGATAAGATACAATCATTAAAGCGAACAATATCTGAAATGAAAAATAGAAGAAAAGCATCAACGAAACAAATATTTAAGTTTGAACCCTTTTCTAAAAAGCAGAAACAAGTACTAACATGGTGGCTTCCGACATCACCAGTATGTGAATGGGATGGAATCATAGCGGATGGAGCAATCAGGTCGGGGAAAACGGTAAGCATGTCATTATCCTATGTGATGTGGGCTATGGCAACGTTTTCTGGGCAGAATTTTGGCATGTGCGGAAAGACAATAGGCTCTTTCCGAAGAAATGTACTGTTTTGGCTAAAACTCATGTTGAAAAGCAGAGGTTATGGAGTGACTGATCACAGATCAGATAATTTGGTTGTAGTATCTAAAAACGGAGTAGAAAATTATTTCTACATATTCGGTGGAAAAGATGAACGGTCACAAGATTTGATACAAGGCATCACTCTCGCGGGCTGTTTTTTTGATGAGGTAGCACTTATGCCTGAAAGCTTTGTAAACCAAGCTACTGGTAGGTGCTCGGTGGATGGATCTAAATTTTGGTTTAACTGCAATCCGGATGGTCCGTATCACTGGTTTAAAGTAAATTGGATTGATAAGAGTGTTGGGTTCCTGGGGAAAAAAAAAGCGGATGAATTAAAAAAGCAGAACATTGTTCTGAAGAGATTATTATATATACATTTCACAATGGATGACAATTTGAGTCTCAGTGAGAAAGTAAAAGAACGATATCGATCGATGTATACCGGAGTATTTTACAAACGGTATATACGTGGATTGTGGGCCGTTGCAGAAGGAATTATTTATGACATGTTCTCGGAAGAGAAACATGTGCAGAATATATTACAATTTTTTAAAAATCTGACTAATTCAGGAAGATACGTAAGCGTAGACTATGGTACGCAAAATGCGACAGTTTTTCTTTTGTGGAACAAGGGAATAGATGGAAAATGGTATTGTATCAGGGAATATTACTACTCTGGAAGAGAAAAGGAGGAACAAAAGACAGATGATCAGTACATAGAGGATTTTAAAAGATTTTTAGATGGGACAGAAATAAAAGCGGTAATCGTAGATCCGTCGGCAGCTTCTTTCATAGCCGCTTTAAGAAAAGCTGGATTTTCGGTGATTAAGGCAAAAAATGATGTAGAAGACGGCATTCGTGTAGTGGGAATGCTCCTGAATCAAGGAAAGATCGTTTTTTCTGAATCGTGTATAAACACGAGAAAAGAATTTGCTTCCTACGCATGGGATAAAAAGGCAGCAGAACGCGGAGAAGATAAGCCGATAAAAACAATGGATCATGCAATGGATGCAGTAAGATATTTCTGTTATACGATTTTGAATAATCAAAAAGCAAGAGTCAAGGACAAGAAAAAATTGGGATTCCGATAGAAAGGGGAAAAATATGCTTTGTAGTCTTACTTACCCGCGGGATAAATACGACGAAGAAAATCTTAATAAAAGACTGATTACACAATTGATTAGCAAACATCGCAAAAATATAGTTCCGCAGTTAAAGAAAAATAAGGAATATTACGATGGAAAACATGCGATATCGGATAAGGAAAGAGAAAATAATGCGCCTAATGCGAAAACTGTGTGTAATCATGCAAAAGATATCACGGATACAGCGTCTGGGTATTTTATGGGAAATCCGATAACATATGATAACACAGGAGAACATGATATAGAGGTGCTAATAAAAGCGTTTGACGTAGCTGAAGTAGATGACACAGATAATGATAATGCTTTAATGCAGTCTATCTATGGAGTTGCCTTTGATTATACATATGCAGTAGAAGGAGAAGCAGAATTGATGACAAGGAACCTGGAATCAGAGAATACTTTCATTGTACGGGATGATTCTATTGAGCAGAAGGAATTGTTCGGGGTGTATTATTACATTCAAAAAAATTCTGCGACCAATGAAGAAAAATATATAGCAACTGTTTGTACGGAAAATTTGATTTATAATTTTGAACTTTCGACGGATTATAGTGAGGGACCAGAGACGATCGGAGAAAACGAAGGCGTTGCTCACAATTTGGGAGAGTGTCCGATTACGGAATATAAAAATAACAAGTTTAATATCGGGGATTTTGAGCAACAGATCGGGTTGATAGATGCATACAATATGCTAATGGCTGATAGAGTGAATGACAAGGAACAATTCATTGATGCAATACTTGTAATCTATGGTTCGATACTTGGAGATACTGAGGAGGAATCGCAAGAAGCGCATAGGAAGCTAAAAACTGATAAATTATTGGAAATGGATCCTGATTCACGAGCGGAGTATCTAACAAGGCAATTAGATGAAACGGGAGCGGAAACGCTCAGAAAGGCGATAAAAGAAGACATTTATACATTCAGCCATATTCCAAATCTAACAGATGAAAATTTCAGTGGAAATACGTCTGGCGTTGCGATGGAATACAAACTGCTAGGGCTGGAAATGGTAACGAAAATCAAAGAACGATATTACAGAAAGGGTTTAAGGAAACGCATACGGCTTTTCTGTAATTTCCTGGGGTTAAAGGCGGTTTCCGTGGAATCAGATTCTATCATACCTGTATTCAGTAGAGCGTTACCGAAAAATCTAGTTGAAATAGCGCAGATGATTGCAAACCTTGACGGAAAAGTAAGCACCAAGACGTTGATACAACTATTGCCGTTTGTGGAAGATCCGGATGCGGAAGTAGAAAATGTCAAGAAGGAAAAAGAAGACAATGTAGAAGCGCAAAGAAGAGTGTTTTCCGTAAATGAAAATACAGCTCCGGAAGACACAATTCTAAAAGAAGAGAAAGATGCTGATATAGATGGATAAAAAAACACTTTCTTATTGGAAAAAAAGAAAATCTCAGAGAATGTTTGAGTATATGGAGGAGGCAGAGAAAAACGCAAAACAGATAGCAGATATTTATGTGAAAGCAAGCAGATATTTGATTTATAAAGCGGAAGAAATTTTTGATAAATATGTAGATAAATATGAACTTACAGAGAAAGAAGCTTTAGATCTTTTGTCAAGAATGAAAAAGAAAGAGGATATCGAAGAGCTGAAAAGGTTACTGGCAGCAGAAAAAGATAATAAAAAGAAAAAAGATCTTCTTGCCAAATTGGAAGCTCCTGCATATCAATTCAGAATAAGGAGACTAAAACAACTGCAAGATGAAATTGATTCGATGATGTTTTCTGTATATCAACAGGAAAAAATAATTTCGACTAACTTTTACACAGATTTAGGAATAGAGGCATATTACAAGTCGGTGTTTGATTTGCAGTCCTATACAGAAATAGGATTTCGATTCGCAAACATAGATGAAAACAAGATTGCGAAAGCGTTGTACGCAAAGTGGTCGGGAGAAAATTATTCAAAACGTATTTGGAAGAATACAGATAGACTTGCGCAGGAATTAAAAGAGCAATTGACTGTTTCGATTATGACTGGAAAGCCACTTAGGGAAGTTGCAAGAGAGCTAGAAAATCAATTTTTAGTTGGAAGTTATCAGGCGAGAAGATTAGTCAGGACAGAAAGCGCTTATATTGTTGGCCAACTTGAAATTGAGTCGTATAAGGAGTGTGGGATAGAGGAATATATATTTGTAGCGACACTGGACTTAAAAACATCGACTATATGCAGAAATATGGATAAAATGCGCATCAGGCTTGAAGATGCTTTAGTAGGAACAAATTATCCGCCTATGCATCCGTTTTGTAGATCTACTACAATTGCTTACATATCAGAAGAAGTATTAAAAACCATGAAAGCACGTGCGAGAGATCCAGAGACTGGAGAAAACATTTTTGTACCGGCTAACATGACGTGGAGTGAGTGGTATAACAGATATGTGAAAGGGAAAAAGGCAGCAAAGACTGTAGAGAAAAAGATAAAGGGTGAATCTGCAGATAAAAAACAATATAAATCTTATAAAGAAGTTTTGGGAAATCAAAAAGATTTAGAATCTTTTGCTAAGTTTCGAGATATGAAGTATAATAAAAATGAAACCTGGAAGGAAATGAAAGAAGCATACAAAGATGTAAATTGGCAGAAAAAATGTCAAGAAAACATAAGCTCCGGGGAAGTTCATAAAGTACCATTTGAAAACGCACCGAACAGTATATTTGATAAATATGAAAATGGGAAAATAGTTCAAAGAAGATATTACGGAAAGACGGGAAAGCCAAGACTGGATATAGACTTAACGGATCATGGCAATGCAGTAAAACATCCAGTTGTGCCACATAGACATGGATGGAAAGAATTGAATGATTCGAGCGTAAAAAGAGATGAGGTGCATGATATGCCGTTAAAATTAGGAGATAAAATAGCAAATGCTGATATTTTATAGAGAGGGTGATGAAATTGGGAGACAGGCTTGAGAGTTTAAAAGAATTGACGGATGCAGTTGATATGGGGCTTGATATAGAGTTTAGGTTGTACGGAATTCGATATAATATATCGACGGATGGAACTCCGTTCATTGCGGAATGCCCGGATGGAGAAGGGACGTATTATGATAATGCAGAAGATATGGTAAATAACCATAGAGTAAATGAAAAATTATTAAAAGATATTTGGCAGGAATTTGAAATATTGGGAATGTAAAAACAAAGAACATCTATCAGAAAATGGTAGGTGTTCTTTTTATGAAAGAAATTAGGTGGGAGGTGGTCGGAATGTCTCGGAGTTATCCGTTAAATAGCGAAAACAATAACGAAAGGAGTTTAAATTATGCAAAATGAAAAGAGAAGATTTCCGTTAGCACTGCAATTTTTCTCGGATGATGGAGGGAGCGATGAAGGGAAAGAACCAGACGGAACAGGAGGAGAAGGTCAGTCGTTCGACGATTTCATCGAAAAAGACGGAAACAAAGAAGAATTTGAAAGAAGAATGAAAGAAGCAGTAAAAAAAGCAGTTTCAGAAGCGCAAAAGAAATGGAAAAGTTTAACTGATGATAAGCTTTCGGAAGCAGAAAAACTTGCACGCATGACAAAGGAACAAAAAGAACAGTATTTACAGCAAAAAAAAGAAAAAGAAATCTCTGAGAGAGAAGCAGCGGTCACGAGAAAAGAATTGATGGCGGAGGCTAAAAACACATTATCGGAGAAGAAACTTCCTGCAAGCCTTGCAGAGATTTTAGACTATTCAGATGCCGATGCATGCAACAAGTCAATTGAAACTATAGAAAAAGCATTTCAAAATGCAGTGGAAGCAGCAGTGGAAGAACGATTAAAGGGTGGAAAACCACCAAAGAGAGCAGATGGCAATGTGGCGTTTACGAAGGAACAGGTTTCGAAGATGACACCAGCAGAAATTAATAAAAATTGGGATTCGATCAACGAATCAATGAAAGAATGGAAATAAGAAAGAGAGGTAATATAATATGTCAGTGAAAAATTTTATCCCAACAATTTGGAGCGCGCGACTTTTAGCACATTTGGACAAGAGACATGTTTATTTGAATTTATTAAACAGAGATTATGAAGGGGAAATTAAAAATTATGGAGATACGGTAAAGGTAAATCAAATCGGAGATGTAACAGTAAAAGATTACACAAAAGGACAAGACATCGATGCGCCGGAGGATTTGAGTGGAGAGCAGCAGGTACTTACGATTGATCAGGCAAAATACTTTAATATGGCGGTCGATGATGTAGATAACGCACAAACAAACCCAAAACTCATGGATGCAGCTATGCAACGTGCAGCATATGCGATGAACGATGTAGTAGATCAATTTGCGGCAAATCTTCTCGCGGTAAATGTGCATGGAGATAATCAAATCGGAACAGATGAATCTCCAATTGTTATAACGGTGGATAATGCGTATGATTATTTAGTTGACTTAGGAACAAAGCTCACAGAAGCAAACGTAACAACGGTTGGAAGATGGGCGGTAATTCCTGCGTGGTTCCACGGACTTCTTTTAAAAGACAAACGTTTTGTTGGAAATGGAACAGATTACAATAAAGCGATTTTGGAAGGTGGAGAAGTTGGACAGGCAGCAGGATTTACGATTTATGTATCCAATAATGTGCCGAATGTAGAGAAAGCAAAATATAAGATTATTGCTGGGACAAATGAAGCTGGATCGTATGCAGAACAAATTTTGGAAACAGAAGCATACAGACCTGAGAAACGATTTTCTGATGCAGTGAAAGGCTTGCATGTATATGGGGCAAAAGTATTTCAAAGTAAATGCATTGCCGTGTTAACAGCGAATTCAAAATAAGGAGGGGTGAAAATGTCTTTTATATATAATAAAAAAAATAAAGTTCTGACAGAGTGTTTGAACAGTGATGTAATTAAATTGGCGAAAAAGGAACCTGATATTTATATTGTAAATGACGATAAGGAGAAGATTAAAAAGATCATTCAAATTGAAGAAGAGACCGAACATTTTGAAAATGAAACAGAAAAAGAAAATGATCTTTCAAAAATGAATGTAGGAGAGCTTCGCACAATCGCAAAAGAAAGAGGGATATCCGGTTGTGATGCGTTAAAAAAAGAAGATCTCTTACAAGTTTTGGAAGGTGAGGTCTAATGCAAAGCGAGGAAAGTATTGCAAGACTAAAAAAACTGACAGGGGAAAGTAACACGGATTTGATTGAGACTCTCTTGGAAGATGCAGAAGAGTTTGTTTTGTCATATACAAACAGAACACACATGATTCCAGCACTTGAAAAACCAAAGAGAGATTTAGCATTAATATCATATAACAGAATGGGGACAGAAGGTGAAACTGGGAGAAGCGAAGCGGGAGAAAGTTATAGCTTCGATTCTGCCCCGAAACATATATATGATATTTTAAAGCGGTATAGGTTAGCGAGGTGTGGTGGTTGTGCGCATGAGAAGAAGTAGGATGCAACAGATTTATCTAAAAAATAAAGTTGTTGAGAAAGATGAAGAAGGAAGCCCGGTAATCACTTATAAAAACGCAAAACCGGTAAAAGGAGAAGTGTGGCCGGCTTCAGGGAAGTTACAGGTAGCACAATATGGAAATCGAATAAATTATATTAAGAATTGCAAAATAGAAGGAAAATACAAAATCATTGAGCAAGAAGGAAAAATAATTTATCAATTTAATGGATTTTCGTTGTGTGAAGGAGATGGAATTTGTCTGGATTCGGGAAGAGAAAAAGATCCAGATTACCAGATTATTTCAATAAAGCCGTATCAGCCTATCTATATGGAGGTAGAGAAAATTTGAGTGTAAGAGGTACGGATAAATTATGTAGGCAGCTAAATGATTCAGCTAAAGCTATGCAAGATAGTCTTGTAAAAGGTATTTCAAACGCAACGAAAATGGTTCGAGCGAATGCAAAAATGTTAGCACCGACGGAAACAGGAAACCTAAAAAATAGGATTTTTGCAAAAACAGAAAAAATAGGCACTGGAGCAAGAGGAGTTGTTTATACCAACGAAGAATATGGACCTTATGTGGAATTGGGAACGGGTCCAAAAGGAGCTCAAGAACATAGTGGAATATCTCCGAATGTAACACCTTCTTATGTGAATAGTCCTTGGTGGATACATGAAAGTCAAATAGATATTGATTTGGCGGAAAAATACAATTGGTTTTCGATTGATACAAAAGATGGAAAATTTTATCAATGCACTGGACAACCGGCTCAACCATTTTTATATCCGGCGTTTGCAAATAATAAAGAAAAAATTGAGCATTTGATAAAGCTGGAAACAATGAAAGGAGCGAAAAATGCGATATGATCAATATAAAGGATAAATTTTATTCAAAATTATTAGAGGTAAATGACAATGTATCGGATGTATATCCGAATGATTGGGCAAGGATGCCTGCAATCCAGTACACAGAAGAAGAAAATTCCGTGTATGAAAAAACGGACAAAGAAGAAAAAAGCTATGTTCGATTCCGGATTGATATTTGGGATAATAAAAGCATTTCGAAAATCGCGATTAAGATAGATGAAAAGATTTCGGAGTTAGGACTCGTAAGGACTGGATGCAGTGATATCTCAGAACAATCTGGAATGAGGCATAAGCAAATGCGTTATGAAGGAATCATTGATATTGATACAGAAATGGTGTACTGGAATGGAGGACGTTAAAGAAAGAGAGGTTGATAGCGATGTTGGCGAATGGAGCAAAACTGGAGTTCAAGAAGAAAGGTGAAGAAACGTTTAAAAAGCTAAAGGGGTTAAAGGAAATTCCAGAAATGGGAGTAGAACCAGAAAAGATTGAGAATACGACCCTAGAAGATGAAGTAAAACAATACGAAAATGGAGTCGGGGATGCAGGAGATATGACGTATGTGTTTAAGTATTACAACACGGATGCAGAATCTCCATATCGGCTGTTAAGAGATGCTGAAAAAAACAAAGAGATTTTAAGTTTCAAGGAAACACTTAAAGATGGAACCACGACGGAATTTGATGCACAGGTAGCATTAAAAAGAACAGGTGGAGGAGTAAATGGAGTGATTGATTTGAATGTATCAATGTCTTTGCAATCAGGATTGAATATTACAGATCCAGATGCATAAATAAAAATACAAGGAGAAATGAGACATGGAAAGTTTATCGGGATTTGACGAAGTAAAAGAAGATGAAGTAAAGAAAACAGAAGATATCGAAGAGAAAAAAGAAGTAAGAAAGCCATATGCGATTTGGGAGATTGCGGAAGGTAAGGAACTTCACTTAAAATTAACAACAAGCGTGATCTGTAAATTAGAAGACAAATACAGAAGGAATTTATTGCAAGTGATCACATCTGATGATGTTCCGCCGCTGGCGATTATGTTAACGATAATCCAAGCGGCTGCGCAAAAGTATCATCACAAGATAGATTTTAAAAAGGTTCAAAATCTATATGATGAATATGTAGAAAATGGTGGAAGCCAGATCAAACTATTATCGAGCGTTATAATGCCGATATTGTCTGTATCTGGTTTTTTTACGCAAAATCAGATGGAAGAGATTCAGGAAAAGATGGAGGATGCAGAAGAAATCTAACATCTGAATATATAACGGAAATGTATTACAATGCATTGGAGTGCGATGTTCCGGCAGAAACTTTCTGGGGAAGTTCAATCAAGGAAGTCAACGACATGATATATGCTTATAATCGCAAAAAGAAAGAGAAAATCAAGGAAAAGATATCTATGCAATTTCTTCTTGCAGATTTAATAAGAGACAGAATGATTACACTCATTGATGATAAACAGAAAGAGATTGTAAGAGAGTGGGACGCTTTCCCGGAGCTGTTTGAAAAAGAAAAGGAAGAATATAAAAACAGAAGCGAGGAAAAACAATTCGAAGAGTATAAGAAAAGAAGAGCACAATATGCAATGGAATACAATAAAAGAATGGGATATGAAGAATAGTTACACCTATTCGTGCGGTGAGGAGGTGAGGAGGTGAGAAATGAGTATTGAATTAGAAAAAATGCGTGTTGTAATAGAAGGAGACTCGAAGTCTTTTGCGGATGAAAGCAAGAAGGCAAAGACGGAAGCAAAATCGTTGGCTGACGCAGTAAAAAAGGAAATGAACCAAGTGAAAAAAGCAACTTCGAATTCAGCTAGTGATTCTGGAATGAAGGAATTTCAGAACATGAAAAATATGCTTAAAAGCATGGCAAAAGATATGAAAAGTCTAACTTTTTTTGGGAGAATTTCTGATGGTGTAAAAAGTTATGTAAAACAGGCGCAAATAGCAGCAGGAATCAAGGTAGAGACAGATGAATACAAGCAAAATGCAGAAGACATAGAAAGAACAGAACGAGTGCTGAAAAGACTGCAGGAAAAGCAAAGAGATATGGATGCGACAGGCATTAAGAAAAGCAGTGAAGAATATAAGAAGCTGACGCAGGAAATCGAAAAGGCGAAAAAAGCACAGGAAAGCTATAGTGCTAATAGATTGAGAATGCAGGGACTTGGTAAAGACGTGCGTTACAATACAGGAAGTGCAATTGGGAATGTCGGCGGGTCTGCAGTTGCAACGGCAAAACGAATGAAAGAAAGTATAGGAAATGCTTTTGGAAATATACCGGTTGTTAGTAAAACGGCAAGAATGGTATCAAAGACATTAGGTGGACTGTTTTCTACATTTAAAAAAATTACACCAGCGATACGAAAGACATCTGGTACATTTGGCGCGTTGATTCAAAAGTTCAAAACAGGAATCCCACTTCTTGGAAAAAGTAAAAAATCAATGGATGGAATGTCGAATGCGTCAAGAGGATTAGGCGGCGCATTAAGAACATTGGGAACGACTGCGAAGTACATGTTTGCAAGCTTTGTTATATATGGCGCTTTAAATGGAATGAAGGAAGGGTTTAAAAACCTTGCGCAATATAGCGACAGTACAAACAATAGTATTTCGATGCTGATGTCTAGTTTGACACAATTGAAAAATAGTTTGGCAGCAGCATTTGCACCAATACTAGATGTCGTAGCTCCGATATTAAACACATTTATACAAAAGATTATCTCTGTAGCAAATGCAGTTGGCCAATTGATGGCTGCATTGACGGGAAAAGGAACATTTGTAAAGGCAAAAAAGGTTCAGCAAAATTACGCAGAGTCATTAAAAGATACGGCACAGACAGCGAAAAAGGCAGGAGAAGAAGCAAAGAGATCGGTGCTTGGATTCGATCAGCTGAATAAGCTGGATGATAATTCGAAAGAAAATTCAGGGAAACTTGATGGTGGTATTTCTCCAAGAGAAATGTTTGAAACGGTAGAAGTTGATAGCAAATTCAAAAGTATTGCAGAACGAATCAAAGAAGCGTGGAAAACGGCAGATTTTACAGAAATCGGGTCTATTGTAGGAGAAAAACTAAATGCTGCATTAAACAGTATTCCTTGGGGAAAAATACGAGAAACTGCATCAAAAATAGCAAAAAGCATTGCAACGTTCCTGAATGGATTCATCTCGACTACTGATTGGGAGTTGGTAGGAAGTACATTTGCAAACGGAATCAATACCGTAATTGATTTTGCATATGAATTTGTGACGACTTTTGAATGGAAAAAATTTGGAAGAGCAATTTCGGATTTTTTAAATGGAAGTATAAGAGAAATCGAATGGACAAAGGCTGCAGAAGGATTATCTGATGGAGTAAAAGGGATTCTTGATGCAATTATAGAATTCTTTGAAAATACAGATTGGGCAGAACTTGGAAGAAAAATCGCAGACTTCATAGGAACGATTGATTGGTCGGGAATTACACAGAGAGTATTCGAAGGAATTGGAGCAGCGCTTGGAGGTCTTGCGGCGTTCTTGTACGGATTAATTGAAGATGCTTGGACATCTGTTGTTGACTGGTGGAAAGAAACGGCGTATGAAGATGGGCAATTTACGATAGAGGGGCTTCTAAAAGGAATTTGGGATGCAATGGCATCAATTGGGACATGGATTAAAGAAAATATTTTTGATCCATTCGTAAACGGGTTTAAAAAAGCATTTGGAATACATTCTCCGTCGAAAGTGATGCAAGAACAAGGAAATTATATTGTACAAGGCTTATTACAGGGATTGGAAGATAAGATTGTAGATGTTTTCAAATGGTGCGCAGAGCTGCCGCAGAAAATTAAAGATGCAATTGGAAGTCTATGGGATATAGGAAAAGATACAATTAAGTCATTCATAGATGGATTCTTATCGATTGATATTCCAACGCCGCATTTTAAGAAGACTGGAAATGTGGAAATTGCAGGTATATCTACCCCGATTCCTAAAATTGGAGTCGAATGGTATGAAAAAGGAGGATTTCCAAGCACAGGAGAAATGTTTGTTGCGAGAGAAAGTGGACCGGAGCTTGTAGGGCGCATGGGAAATCGAAATGTTGTAGCTAATAACAATCAAATTGTATCTGGTATTGCAGCAGGTGTTCAAAGTGCTGTTGCCGGGGCTTTCACAGATGTGGCGATGTCTTTTGGTGGAAATTCAACAGGTGCTCCGGTTGTGGAATTGACAATTATTTGTGATTCTGAAACATTGTATCAAACAGTAAAAAAGGGCAAAGAAAAGACAGATAGAAGATACAGCGTAGTAATACCTGTATAGCAAGAGGTGATAAAATGTCGATGATTTCAGTAGATGGGGTGGCGGTAAAAACGCCATCCTCTTTTAGTTGGGGATTGCAAGATATCTCGGACAGTGCAGCAGGACGAACGCAGGATACGGTTATGCACAAAAACAGAGTTGGACAGAAAAGAAAGATTTCCCTTTCGTGGAAAGGACTAACACAAGAAGAAACATCAAAAGTTTTGAAAGCATTCAATCCGGAGTATATAAAAGTTACTTATCCGGATGCCATGAGTGGAACTGATGAAACAAGAACTTTTTACGTGGGAGACAGGTCAGCCCCTGTGAAAATATGGACGATAGGAAACAAAAGATATGAAAGTGTATCTTTTGATTTGATAGAGAGGTAGTGCAATGATTAATGTTTCAAATGAATTCAAACAAAAAATGGAATCAGATAAAAGAAATTTTCTTATATATCTTGATATTACGCTGAAAGATGGAACGAAGATAGAAACATTAGATAACTCTGACTTATGGGAAAACGGACTGAAAATTTCTGATGGAGTGACAGCGAGTAATCAATTCACGGTTGGAAGTTGCATCATAAATAAACTGACAGTAACGCTGAACAATATTTATGATAAGTTTTCGGAGTATGATTTTGACGGTGCTGTTGTCACCGTGCATCTTGGATTAAAATTAGATAGTGGGAAAATCGAGAAAATAGGAAAAGGCGTTTTTATTGTGGATGAACCTAGCTATAATGGGACAACAATTACGCTGGAATGTCTTGATTATATGTCGAAGTTTGATATGGATTACAAGGAAGTGAAAACTCCGTATCCAGCAACATTAGGAGAGATTGTGAGAGATATTTGCAATTATTGTGGTGTGCAATTAAATACACCTGCATTTAGCAATTACAATCTTGAAATAAAAGAACGACCGGAAGATGAGGCGTTGACTTGTAGACAGGTACTTGCTTATGCTGCACAACTATCTTGTGGGTTTGCAAGATGTGATACTTATGGAAGGTTGGAAATTAGATGGTTTGAACAAACGATTTTTGAAAAGAATGATAATCTTGACGGCGGTATATTTGATGATGGAACCACACAGTATGCGTCAGGAGATCAAGCGGATGGTGGAAACTTTGATGATTATTCGAGTGGCGTGAGTGCAGATGGTGGCACGTTTGACGATTTAGACTTTTATCACCATTTATATTCTTTGAACGGATTCAGTGTGTGTACGGATGATGTAGTAATAACCGGAGTAAGCGTAACAGAAGAATTTGCGGAAACAGAAAAAGAAAAAAAGAATACGGTTCTAAATGGGACAGAAGGTTATGTACTTTCAATTTCTGGGAACAAATTTATCCAAAAGGGCGATGCTGAAAAGATTGCATCGTATTTGGGAAGTAAACTGATAGGATTAAGATTCCGTCCAATGTCTACGCAGGCACTCTCAGACCCAACGATTGAGGCGGGAGACTTAGCATATGTGACTGATCGTAAACAGAATACATACCATTGTTTTATTACGAATCTCACTTTTAATTTGGGCAGTTTTATGAGTGTGTCTTGCGATGCAGAAACACCGTCTAAAAACAGTGCGAAGGGATATACAGAGATGACGCAGGCGATTATAGCAGCTCGAAAAAACGCACAGGCGCAAATCTCAGAGTATGATTTGGCGGTGCAGGCGCTTACAAATCTTATCACTCAGTCTTTTGGTGTCTACAAAACCGCAGAGGAATTAGAGGACGGTTCGATCATTTATTACATGCATGACAAGCCAACATTAGAGGAATCTATGACTATATGGAAAATGACAGCTAATACATTTGCCGTGTCTACGGACGGTGGAAAAACTTGGAATGCCGGGATGGATTCTTCCGGAAATGCAGTTGTAAATGTACTTTCTGCAATTGGGATTAATTGTGATTGGATCCATGCTGGAACACTTACTCTCGGCGGATATAATAACCAGAATGGGAAGATGACCATTCAGGATGCGTCAGGAAATGAAATTGGCAGATGGGATAGCAAAGGGGTTAGTGCAAGTGGAAGATTTGAGAGTAAAAACACATTGGACGGAAGCTCTGTTATTGTAGAAAACGGTTATATATATATCAAAAACAAAGCGGGAAAAGTAACGGGCGCAATTTCGTACATCAATGGTGGGATTACGATAGATGTGTTAGTAGGCAGTAACCCACCTAGATTAACTCTTTCGGAGAATGGGAATATTATGTTGGTTAATGGTGGGGGCAAAGGTTCTTGTTCGATCGGTGGTGGAGAATTTTTATCGTTAAGTGCTGATAATATTTCTATCAGCGGGGGAAAAACAGGAACAGCAGAATTCAGTGATGGAAGTTATTTACAGTTCAAAAGTGGAATTCTTGTTGGAGGAAGAACAGCATCAGGCAGTACTTTTTAGAGAGGGAGAGATGAATGTCAGTAATAGAAACAGCAGTAAATTGGGCTATTGGAATTGCAAATGACAATAGTCACGGATATGATCAGGGCAGTCGAGATGGGCCTAACTACGACTGCTCTTCTTTTTTATCATGGGCATATCACAATGCCGGATTGAATACTCGACCGGGATATACGCCAGCGACAGGTTCTATGTACAGTGTTTTTACTAATGCCGGTTTTGTGGATGTAACAAGTCAGGTAAGTTTATCAAGTGGTTCAGGGCTGGAACGGGGAGATATTTTATTGCGTCCTGGAAGTCATACGGCAATGCATATTGGAAATGGACAACTTGTCGAAGCAAGCCAAAATGAATTTGGCGGCATTACAGGAGGCACAAGCGGAGACCAGACAGGGAAAGAAATATGGGTACATGGGTACTACAATTTTCCTTGGACATATGTCTTACGATATCCGGAACAAAACAAGGGAGTATCGTTTGTCAGATGGATACCGGGATAATGGAGGAAAGAAAGAATGGCAATACAAAACAGGAGAGGTCCTTATGGGAAATTAGATAAAACAAAACTCCTTCCTGGGGAATATGCTATCGTTCTTCAGGATGATCCATTTTGTAAAGATGGAAAATCTGTATATATATGTTTCCGTGCAGGAGATACGAAGCGCATGGCAACATTCGAAGATATGCAGGAAAACATAGAAGATATAACAGATGAAATTGAAAAAGAATTTACGGAAGAGATAAGAGCTGCTACAGAGGCAGCAAAATATATTACCGCTTACATTGAGGGAAAATTAGAAAATGGAGATTTTAATGGACCGCAAGGAGAGCAGGGAATACAAGGTCCTGAGGGACAAAAGGGTTCTAAAGGAGACAAAGGTGAAAAAGGCGAGAAAGGTGATACGGGGGAAAGCGGTGTAACGGTTCCAGTGGAAGGCTTTATAGCGTTAAGTGTTGATGATAAAGGAAATTTATATGTACATTATGCAGACGCTACGAATGCACCGAATTTCAGCCTAGATGACAGCGGTAATTTATATTACGAAATAGAATGATAATAGGGAGAGGTGGATTATGCCGAAAGTTTTAATTGGAAATGTTGCGGGACCGAAAGGACCAAAAGGGGACAAGGGGGATCAAGGTCCTGAGGGACCACAGGGACCGCAAGGAGAGCAGGGAAATATAAATGCCGGCTCAACAGTTTCGTTTACGGAAGCACTTGAAAGAGAAAATATAAAATCTGGAGAAAGTTGTGCAACAATCTTTGGAAAGATAAAGAAGTTTTTTACAGACTTGAAAACAGTTGCATTTACTGGAAGTTATACAGATTTATCTAATAAGCCAGAAATAGTAAACAATCTTGCAGCGACATCGGCAGGCAAAGTCCTTGATGCAAGGCAAGGGAAGGCGCTTGATGAAGCAAAATTAAATAAGGTTGATGTAGTAAATAATCTTGTAACTACAGAGGAGGGCAAGGCATTAGACGCACGACAAGGGAAGGCGTTGAATGAGAAAATCTTAGGAGAAAGTAGTGAGCTTGGTGAGAATTATATAAAATTCGAAAACGGGTTTTTGCTACAGTGGGGAACGACAGCACACGATAAAGTTAAGCTTGCGACATCAAGTGTAAATCTACAAGTACCATATCGTGACGCAGGATATAGGGTAAGTTTAACACCCGGGCGTAATGGTAATTTGATTGAAAAACTTTGGGTTGGAGACAGTAGCGGAAATAACAATCAAAGAACGCCGAACCATTTTAATGTATCATCTCAGGCGGAACAAGTAAGTTATGATCGTGCGATTGAATGGGCAACGTTCGGAAGATGGAAATAAAGTTTCTTTAAACGATAAAAAGGAGAATAAGATTTATGGATAAAATGATTTTAACAGATAAAACAGAGGTTGTAATTAAAGAAGGAGCAAGCTTAAACAATATTACAACAGAGGTAGAAAGCTTCGAGGCATTAGGGAATGTGGCAGAAGCCCTTAAAAAAGAAGGCAATTTAGGCATTGTGCAATTCTTATCGGGAGAAAATGTGATTGGTAACTATTCGGACATGGTATTAGAGTCTCCATTATTTAGAGAAGTAGACAAACAAGGTGAAACAGTAACAGCGGTATTTGCACTAAGAGAAAAAACGAATGTTGAAAAAAGACTTGATGCATTGGAAAAAGGGCATGGCATTCAAGACGGTGCAATTGAAGATTTGGGAAGTGTTGTATCTGAATTATCTGAAGGAGGAAATATGTAATGGTGAATTTTTACATTGACAAAATCAAAAAGAATTTAATGAGCATCGAGGAAGTACCAAAACTTTGGAAAAAGAAAGTGGAAGAGCAGATGAAGGAGTAGTAGGACGGTGATGCAATGATTATAGTAGATTATAGTACAAAAAAAGTACTGCAAGGAAAGCTGTGGCAGTATAACTATGGTCAAGTGCTTAGGTTCCAAGGCGGAAATTTGAATAAAGTACAAGAGATACAATTTGCACTTAAAGAGACTGGTGCGGAATCTCTTACAAGGTTTGGCGCAACAAAAGACGGCGTGACTGATGTGGTGATTCCGGATACGATGCTGGAGAATAATGATTCTGAGGTGGACTATCCGGTTTATGTTTTTATTTACAACCGAGATGAGACATCCGGGGAGACGGTCGACAAGTTTGTGCTGAATGTGCTTGCCAGGTCAAAACCGGAACACACCGGCGGTGATGATGGAGACGCTTTTGGAAAAGTGATTGAAGAAGTCAATAGCGCTGCCGATCGTGCGGAAGAATCAGAACGCCAAGCAGCTGAACACGCAGAGCAAACGAAAACAGATGTACAGAAAACAACAGCAGACCGGCAGGAAGTAGAGAAACTGGTCGAATCTGTATCCGGTATCGAAGAACAGGTGCAAGCTGTAAAAGAATACAAGGAGCAGGCGCAGACAGCCGCAACAAATGCCCTGCAATCCGAGCAGGCATCGAATGAGGCGAAAGAAGCTGCATTACAAGCTCAAGCTAACGCAGAATCAGCAGAGGGAAAGGCAGAACAACACGCGTTAGAAGTTGCAGGAGATAAAGCAGAAGTCGAGCGTCTTGCAGCGCAGGTGCGGCAGGATAAGACAGCAGTAGATGATGCACAAAAATTAATAAAAGAATCGGAAATAACTGTAAATGAAGCAAAAGATACTGTAGAGAGAAAAGCGAACGAATTTGGACAAACTGTGCAGGATGTAAAAACACAGATAAGCGACGCTGGGAAAGAGCAGATTAAGGCGGTTGAGGAGGTGTTAAACATGGATGCAGAACTTACTGAGTATTATACAGTTGCGAAGAGGAATATTAAAGAAGCGATTGTTAATAAAGGTGTGCAGGTGGACGATAATGTAAGCCTAAATGAGTACGCGAAAAAAATTGGAGAGATACCATCGGCTGTGGTACCTACGGAAGATTTGCCGGAACAAACAGTTATTACCGGATACGGATTACAGGAGACAGTTGGAATAAAATTGAGCTGGCGGAATGTAAATGCAGCAGGCTACCTCGTAAAGCGAAAACTTGGAGGAGTGCCACTTAGCACGGCGGATGGAGATACAGTCTGCGATATTGCCGACACTACCTACACGGATACTGGAGTGCAGAAGGGGTTAGAGTATTATTACCGGATATTCCCGTACAACACAAAGCGACAGTTCCAGGCAGAACTTGGAGCATCTACTGTGAGAGTAGAGTATAAAAGTAGAGAGAATCAAGTTAGAGTACAAGATTTAAAAGTAGGAGATATGCTTAAATTTGGGCGATATGGTACAAGTGACTATTTTTGGAAAGTATGCGATACACTAACCAAAGACAAAGGATACATAAGCGTTGCGGCAGAACAGAATCTAGGAAATCTACAGTGGGATGCGCCGGAAAACGCAAAAGACAATCCGAATCCGATTACAAACCGAAAAAACCAAGGAAACAACCGGTATGCATTTAGTAATGTTAGGCAGTTACTTAACACAGACAAGAAAAAAGGTACTTGGTATGTAAAACAGCACGATTATGACGTGTCGCCGAGTTATGCAACATCTTACAATGGATTTTTGCACGATTTTACGGATTATGAAAAGGAAATCATTTACACAAGAAGCATCGCATGTGTGCTTGATGAAGCAGACGGAGGCGGATTGGAAACTGTAGAAGATAAAATTTGGTTGCCGGCATCCTACGAAATGGGATTGGAAATTAGAACAGCAGAAAGCGACCATGTATTCGATGGATTTCCGAATGCGGAAAGTATAAAATATCAAAGCAACTACTGGTTACGCACAATGAATGGAAGCGCATCATCCGTTCGTTACGTCTATGCGTCCGGCGCGTCGCCGTCAACAACTTTGCGGTTCGCCCGTTTTGCTCGCTTCCAACTTCCGCTTATTTGCGTTGGAGCGATAGCGACAAAGCATATGTATTCGCGGACGATAGTACGCGGAATCCTATGTAAAAGGAGAATGAAATGTCTGCAAAACAAACAATACCAGTTCAACTCGATGCTGAGAAATTGTGTAAACACACACTTACAATCACGAACAACTTAAATAACTTTCCGAAGAAATATCGCTTTACATTAGTAGATAGAATTCTTTCTATCACATTCGATATCCACGATCTGATCTGTGATGCAAATAATACATTTGACATGCAGGAAAGAATCGTTTTATTGGGCAAAGCTATATCTGCTTGCAGAAAGTTAAAATTTTATGTGCGGATGTGCCACGAGGTAATAAAACCGAAGTGCAGCATAGGATACTGGAATGAGACAATCTGCAACATCGAGAAGCAGCTTTTAAACTGGAAGACGGCAACGAAGAAACTATAATATTTTAGGTTGCACGCTGTAGCGTGATCGTTACGTCAATACGACCGGCACGTTGAACAACAACAACGCCAACAACAACAATGCGGTTCGCCTGTTTCGATGGAATGTCAGAATGAGTAGGAAACGAAAACAGTACACCATCATCAAAAGAGCGCGCAGCCTTTCCGAAAGGATAAAAATGGAAAATGAAATAATCACAGATTTTAATTATCTGTACAAAGCGTTTTTGAAAAGCAAAAATCGAAGAAGTTATAAGAAACCGGCGATGTACTTTGAACTGGATGCAGTGAGTGAAATCAAAAAGCTGCAGAAGGAATTAAAAGAGAAAACCTATAAAGTATCCGGATATTCTGAATTTGAAGTATCTTATCCGAAGAAAAGAAAAATAAAAGCATGTAAGTTTCGGGATAAGGTTGTGCAACATGTTTTGTGCGACAATATCTTAAAATCCTATTTACCTAAAATCTGTATTGCGGATAACTACGCAGGACAGGAAGGGAAAGGAACGCTATATGCAAGAGAGCGTCTTAGGGATAAGATGGAGCAATTTTCAGTGGAGCATGGAGTCGAAGGATACTTTTACAAGGGAGATATTGAAAAGTTTTACTATAACATCGACCACAAAAAAGCGATTGCCATTATGCAGTATTACTTTCCGGAAACCGTACATTGGATGATAGAGGAGTTTATAAACTCCACAGACGGAAAAGGAATTGCATTAGGAAATCAGATTAATACGATTGTGTCAAATTTATACTTGGACGGACTGGACAAATTCATAACAGGTGAGCTTGGAATAAAATACTACGGAAGATACGCAGATGACTTTTATTTGATACACGAATCGAAAGAATATCTAAAATATTGCGAAGAATGTATAAAACAATATTTAGAGACACTAGATCTGAATTTGAATAAAAAATCGCAGATCATATCGTATAAGAACGGAATATCGTTCATAGGATTTCATTTCTATCCAGGAGGCGATGTGAAACTTTTGAATGAAAAAAGACGAAGCTACAGAAGAAAATTTAATAAGATGGTAAAACTTGTAAGGTGTGGGAAAATACAAATTGAAGATTTAGACAAGTCTTATCAATCGTGGAAAGCCCACGCATCATATGCAACAGACAATAAATTCGGATATTACGAAAATAAGATAAAGGAGCTGAGAAAAGATGTTAATTAGAGACGGTTATTATATATCACAGCGAACCTCAAAAGAATTCCCTATATCGAAAATTGACAGTGATACGCTGTATCTTCCGCTTAACATCGCAGAAATAGAAGAAGGATATGAATTCGAGGAATATAGAATAAATTTACCAATTAAAGAAAATATAGATTCGGAGATTTTGAAAAAGATAATAGAGGAGGTACCGGACACGCAAAAGGTAGTAAATCGCACACTACAAGAAACACTCGGTGTAGCGGATGTAAAACAATGCAAAACTGCCATCGCATTTGCTAAAGAGACAGCAGTGAAAGAAGATGATAAAACATTGGGAATCGCTTTTTCTTTTGCGTTTAAGGTTTGGGAAAGAGGAATCTTTAAAACTGGAGATGTGAGACTTGATCCGGATACAAAAAGCCCATGCGAATGCATTCAAGACCATGACAGCATAAAGAATACGAATTGGACGATTAAAGAAAGAACACTTTGGAAACCTTGGCACAGTCGCAGCCTGGAATTTGCATTACCGTGGGAAAAACCTATTGGAGCGCACGATATATATAAAACAGGAGAGTATATGGTATACACGGACGGGAAGATATATCTGTGTAAGCAAGATACAAACTTTAGTCCAAAAGAATACGCACAAGCGTGGCAATTGGCAGAATAGAGGTGATAATATGGAAATCAGAGCGAGACCGTAAGGGTCTTTTTATTTTGCAATAATTTTTTGGAGGGAAATATGAATGAGACAGAAGTAGAAGTGGCTCTTGCGGAGCATGGAAAAGAAATCGGCTCATTAAAACATAGAATGAAAGATGTTGAGCGAATAGTCGAATCCGTACATCAGCTCGCAAATGAGATGGTAGGTCTTACAAAAGAGATGCACCACACGAATCAAGCAATCGAAAAATTAAACGAAGATGTAGCAGAGTTAAAAAAGAAACCGGCACAGCGTTGGGAATTGGTTATCACGACAATTATCTCAGCACTCGCCGGTTATTTAGTTTCGATGATTTTTTAGGAGGAATGAATATGTTTAAAAATAGCGTATTAAAAACAAGCGTAGACACAAAGAAGTGGTTGAAAGCAGCGGGAATCCGTGCAGTAAAAACAATGGCGCAGGCTGGCATTGCCGGAATCGGTGCAGCAGCTGCAATGGGACAAGTAGATTGGAAATATGTATGCTCGGCAGCGGTGCTCGCAGGAGTAGTGAGCGTACTTACATCGGTAGCAGGTATTCCGGAGGTAGAGGGCGAGTAATCGCCCTCACACATAAAATGAAAGAGAGGAAAAGAACATGAAGAAATTATTTATTAGTCAGCCAATGAAAGGAAAATCAGACGATGAAATTCTGAGAGAACGTGAAAAGGCGATTCAGAAAGCGAAAGAAGTGTGCGGGGAAGAAGTAGAAGTGATTGATTCTTTCTTCCAAGCTGCTCCGGCGGATGCGAAACCCTTGTGGTTCTTGGGAAAATCATTAGAACTTTTATCAACCGCAGATATTGCATATTTTGCAGCAGGATGGAATGAAGCACGTGGCTGTAAAATCGAACATGAGTGTGCAGTGCAATATGAAATTGATGTAATCGTAGAATAGAAAGGAGAATTATTATGGGAACATATAATGTACATGCCGGGCACTGTCCTCAAGGACAGGGAGCATCCGGAGCAGTTGGCATCTTACAAGAATCTGTAGAAGATAGAATCGTCAAAAACGAAGTAATCCGTCTATTAAGAGCGGATGGAAACACCGCATACGACTGTACATGTGACGAAAATACAACGCAAACGGGTTGTCTGAACAAAATCATCGCGAAATGCAACGCACACAAAGTAGATGGAGATTATTCCATCCATCTTAATTCAGGGCGGAATGATTACCACGGCGATGCCAAAACGGGAGGCGTCGAAGTAATTATATACGACACCGAAATGAAGGAAATTGCGGAACGAATCGCCAAAAGTATTGCAGAAGAATTTGGATACACCCTACGAAGTGACAGCACATCACCTTGTCCGGGCGTTAAAATTAACAAGAGTTTACGCGTGCTAAAAGATACAAAAGCACCTGCAACATTAATCGAGTGCTGCTTTGTTGATGATGCAGACGACGCAAAAGTGTGGGATGCAAAACGCTGCGCAAAAGCAATCGTGGAAGGAATCTTAAACAAAAAAATCAGTACAACAGGAGGTAGCACAGTGAGTACAGTAAGAAGAATTGGACCAGGGTCAGCACATCTTAACAGTGACTGCCCTATTTATGATGCAACATGGAAAAATGTGATTATCAATGCAAAGAAAGGAGATCACATCACCGTACTTGATTCTGGTACAGAGGGTGTAAAAGTAAGACACAACAGCACAGTCGGCTACATGCATTGCAAATATGTCATGCCGGACATTAAAAAAGGTGACAAGTTACGTGCGGTAGAGGATATCACCGTCACAATCAAAAAAGGTACTCAATTAGTATCGCAAGACGGCGGTTATATGGGTAATATCGTAAACGGCAACTTTATTATCAATTCAAAATCAGTCGAGAAAATCTAA